GTCGTGCGATTGTGCATGTCCCACATCGGCATTATTTTTTACCAAAAAATTTGGTAGCTGAACGTACGCCAAAAGAAGCAGCAACAATAACACCAAGGGAATATTGATACCACGTGGGCATCTTGTCCAACTGCTCGAAGCCATTGGCAACGACTCCTTCCATCCCCGGAATGAAGCTCAGTATCAAGGGCACCGAGAACAAAATTACGAGCCACTCGTCCTTCCAAGACGACTGACTGCCACGAGCCATTTCCAGATCCCAATCGATCTCGCCCGTAGCCTTTTTCTCCATAATAGTAGCTTCCGCTTTAGCTTTGGCAACTTTCGCTCCTGTCTCAGCCTTGGTCTTTTCAACCTTGCCTTCGAGCCATGTGCCAGCCAAAGAGGCGATAGGCCCAATTAGTGCTTGAAGCATGTTTATCTCCCGAACAGCGCACCGAGACCCGCCACCCCAGGTATCTGCATGGCAGGAGCAGCGGGCTGCGGAGTCGGAGCGTTAGGCGTGGGTGCCGGCATTCCAAACGATTTTGCAAAATCCAACGGATTTACCATGCCGGGCATAGGCTCCTGCATTGGCCTACTGAACTGATCTATGCCGTCGCCGTCCTCGTCCATAGGAAAATACGCCGGTCTTGCCATAGTGGCAGTGGTGCCAAGCGCACCTCCTGCACTTGCCGTAGGAGTAGTTTTTTGTCTGTCTGCAATAGTAGACAGTATAGAAGGAGGAATAGGCATGGGGCCACCAATCGGTGTCGTCGGTGCCCCCAACGTCGGAGGAGCGTTATCGCCCATGAACGGCTTCAATATCTCCTCGATCCTAGACATCGCGGAATTGACTTCGTCGGACTTGTTTGTGATTGCCGTATTCATCAACGCGCGTTGAATCAAAGGCATTAAACCAGAAATACCGCCGCCGGGCACTCCCATCGGCCTTCCCAGCATCGGATCAGGGGCGTTTGTGCCGGGCATCATCAAAGTCATTGCTTATTCCTCGACAGTGCAGCCTGTGTGTTGATGCGGTAGACGTTGACATCGTTACGGGACGCAGCAATCTCTTCCTGCGTTTGAATACGTTGCTGGGCCAGATCGTATGCCTGTTGCAGCTTGGCTTGATCAATCTGGAAGTCCATCTGATCATTCGCCATCTTGCGCTGGACCTCCATCTGAGAGTTCTCAAGCTCCTGCTGACGGATCGCGATCAACGGATCCTGGCTCTGCGCGGGCTGAATCATCGGCATGATCTGCTTCATGATCTCACCGATCTGCTGTGCAACAGCGGACTCGACCACATCAGGATTGATCTGTGGAACAGGGAAGCCAGCCTGCTGGTCCTGCTGAATCTGCGCTTGGAAGAACGCCGTTACCTGATCCCGTGCCAGCATCCCAACGTGCTCCTGAACGTGCGACAGGAGAAGCAGGAACGCCTGCGGGCTTGCGCCAGCGGCAGGCGATGACAGGAACATAGCATGCGCCTGAATGTGCGATTCGTGATCCTGCTGCGGAAATGCTTGTAAAGGCTTGCCCTGTACAGCAGTCGCATTCTCCGACGCCGGATCTTTCGGTGCGGGCGGCGGAGGCGGAGGCAGGATGGCGTCGATGTTCTTGATGTCGAGGGCATCATACATCCGACGATACGCCTCATACATATTGTGCATCTGCGGTGCTTGAGAGGCCAACTGCATCTGTGTCTGCGCCAGCGACAGGCGCTGAGACATCGAGAAGATTGTCGGATCAGAGACTGGCAGGATATCTACCCGACCATCAAAGTCCTGCGCCATGATCTCAGCAGGCACGTTCTGGCCCACAAAGTACGGATATGGCATCGGGTTGTCGGCGAACACCTCGGCGAGGAGACGGAACTCCTGCTTCTGACCATAGTGGAGGCGCTTGTGAATCGAGGAAATGATCTTCGATCCCTGCTCGATCAGTGCAACTGTGGTTCCGACTGGTGCCTGTGAATTAACGTCGGAGATTTTTGCGTCGGCGACTTGGGCAAAGCGGCGTCCTGAATCGACGATAACGCCCAGTAATTGAGCAAGTGTGCCAGAAGGTTCCTTGTATGGAAGGGGCATAAGAGCATTCCGAAGGTCACCACCGGGAGCATCAATATCACGGAACTCACCAGGAGCAAGCGGCTCATCGTCATTGCGAATACGAACACCACGAGCCTTGAAGCCAGCAGGCAGGTTCGAGAGAGTGCCCGCATCGATAAGCTGACGAAGAATAGAAGTCGCTGCACGAGACAGTCCACCTATAGTATGAAGCAGGCCAAAGCCATAAAAGCCAAACCCAGGCAGAAACTTAAAATGAGTAAAGTACTGTCGCTTTCGCCGGAGAGGGTCGGCTTGTCGATAGTTTCGCACCACCGCGAGAACCTGTCCTGAACCTTCATCCATAGTGACAATGTAAGGGAGTTTAACCCCGGTAGGCTCACCAGCCTCGTCAATATCTTCAAAACCCTCCAGATCAATCTCTGTGTGGATCTCAAGGAGTGTGAAAGTGTCGTCACCATACGACGGGCGAACGCCTTGCAGTTCGTTACCAGTTTGTCGAATCGAGCTATCATCGTCTTCATCTCCAGCTTGAAGGTCAATGTCCCGATACACACCAGCGACTTGGAGCTTGCGAAGCTCGTTCTCTGTCATCCGCACTACATGTGTGACACGCTCGGCTGTGTTCAAGTCACTCGCCGAGTAAGGGACAATCAGATCCTCCGCCGGGACAAACTTCGAAACTGCCCGCTGCTTGCCGGCATCGAAGTACACCTTCTTAAATGTTGAACCAGTCAGCGGCAGGTAGAACAGCATCTGATCCGTGTCCGGATCATACTCTTCCATCACCTCCGTGATCTGGTAGTTCATAAAGTCTTTAACGCGCAGCGCCTGATCCTCAAGCATCTTGTTGGCCGCACCAAGAATCTGCGTCTTGATCGGGCCACCAGCAGGCAGCATCTCTTTGTACGCCTGCGCTTGGAACTGCGTCACCGCCTCACTCAGCAGTGGATGATGCACACCACTCGCGCCAAGGAACGGCTCGTTGCGCTCTTCATAGTTCACACCAAGCAGCTTCAAGCCCTTGGCAATCGCCTCTTCCCAATCTTCGCGCGACTCCTTGTCGTCGTCAATCTTATCGCGCAGGTCCGATGACAAGCCACCAAGAACGGAGTCATCAAGGACTTCGGCCAAGTTGGCGTTGTGGTCGTACGGCGCAGCATCTACCTCGATCATCTCTTCCATGCCGGCAAGCTCAATGCCTTCAGGAAGCATGCCTTCTTCAGGAAGTTCCACCATCATCTCTTGAGGCACCTCGGTCGCCGGACCACCGGCGCCCATTGCCATATCGACCATCTGCGGAGGAAGTGCCATTAAAAGATTCCTTTGAATGTGCCGCCACGGGCTTTCATCACAGCGCCGCCACGAGCCTTGCCCTTGTCTTGCGCGTCTATCTTCTTAATCATCTTGGTCAGTTCATTGTACTCTTTCGAGCCATATTTGAAGTTTTTTCGCTGCTTCGCCAAGAACTGCCGTTCGGTAAGTTCTGAACGGTCTCTGAGCAAGGCATTCATGCGCGTCTGACGCAAGTCCATCTAAAACACACCCTTGAACTTCTGCTGACGAGCAATCGGGCTGAAGCCCTTGACCATGCCACCGTTTGCACGGCCCGGTCCAATACGGCTTTTGTACTCCTCGTACGACATGGTCGCGGAGTAATCAGTCTCACCCGGCTCCGGATCGTAGTAACGCTTACGCATGGCTGCGTCCATGACCTCGTCAATATCGAGTTCTTTGACCTTGCTATCTTGATTCTTCATCACATCACCTGCCTTGCCATAGCGCCAATGCCGGAGTGTACCAGCTTTTTGGGCCTCAAGTCTACGGGTCCACCGTCCTTGTACGCGCTGGGCACTTTCTTAGCGACTTCAGCAGTGCCCGGATCGCGCAGATCAATGTATCGGAAAGGCGGCAATGAAGGCTGAAACCCAAAACCTGTGCCTCTAGTAACCTCACCGCTTGCATACTTCCCAAGTGTGCCCGCGCCAGAAGAGCTTGGATTAGCAAATTTGATTTCTGTCGCCTCTTCCACCTTGAGACCAGACTTGTTCAGCTTCGCTAATGCGGCGTCAAGGTTCTTACCGTAGTTCTGGAAGTGGCCCCGCAGCTTTCTTTGATTTAAAAAGTTTACATTCGGTGCGACTATCAGCTTGATGTCGCCGTCTTTGACGCTCTTTTCTATCGATTTGGCAAGTTCTTCAAAATTGCCTGCGATTTCCTGCCGCTGTACTGCCTGGGACACTTCCGTCCGCAAAGCACCGGTAAAGCCCGCCTCATCCAAGAAAGCATCTACCTCCTCCTGACTCTTGAACTCAGTCGGCGCTTT